AGCCCGCCTGAACCTCACGGTTTATGGCGGTGCTTCTTACCATCTCGACGGGGATACTTCGAAGGTGAAAATCGAAAACAGATAGGAGGCGGATATATGACACTTACGTTAATACTTGTTATAGTGACGATACTAAGCTGTATAGCCACCATCTGCGCAGCAGCGGTGTATGCGGCTTTGTGTGAAGAGTTCAAAGACAACAGAGATGAAAAAGAAGAGGTCGTCAGACTCATGATGCGCTCCTTGGGGACTTTCGTTATCTCATTCGTTTTACTAATCATCAAACTGATATTCTGATATGGCGGACATCGAAGACATTGATTTCAGCGCATTGGTGGAAGATACCGAGCCCGAGGGACGCATCCGCAATATGAAGGTGTTCGACGGCAAGGAATACTACTTAACCGTCAGGCTGAGCGACCTTGTCGGAGCGACCATCATAGAGCACGAGGATGAAGACACGGGCAAGCCGTGCAGGGGCGTTTTTCTGCCTTTTAAAGACGCAGGCTTGACAGTGACGCCAAAGAAGAACGTCCTGCTCGTGTGCAAGGCTGAACTCGCTCAGTTGGCTACGAAGAAATACACGCACCTGCTCACTCAGATAACGGAACGTGAGGTTTGGCAGGAGCGAAACAGGCTGGGGTTCAAGCAAGGCTTCATAGGCTTTATGAGACCCGCAGAAAAGAAAAAGAAATTCTAAAAGACATATATATTATGAAGGAAAGGAGAATAGGAGAGACGTTCGCACATTACAAGCTCGGCACGCTGCGAGTGGTGGAGGAGTCGGGAGACTACGCCTGCCAAGGATGCGTGTTCGACACGCCTCAGAAGTGCACCAACGATATGGAGAAGCGGGCGACCGGCAACTGTTCGGCTGAGGACCGCTCGGACAACAAAGGAGTGATATTCGTAAGAGTGAAATAACTATGGCGAAAGAAAACAGAATAATGGAAATGTTCAACGCTTGGATTGAGGTCAAACACCCGAGAGCGGGGGCAAAATTAAGAGACATGCTCTTTGACGCATATCTGTACGGTATCGGGGCATCAGACAGTTTAAACGAAAAGAAATAATATGATTAAGACTGACGAAACAGGAAGATGCACGCTTTCATTCGAGAGCGTCGGAGTCATCAGGAGACTGCCTGTGACACGCTACGGCACATCAAAGCACGGACACGAGTGGTCTATGCAGAACGTACAGCTCGAAGTCACAGAAGAGGGCGCAGACGGGTCTGTACCGATTTGGCTCACCGCTTGGGACGAGGAACTGATAGAGACGCTTAACCGCATTGGACTTAATAAGAAAGTCAAGGTTGAATACCACATAGACTCAAGAGACTATCTCGACGGCGGCAGGACATCACTCATACTCGACAGCGTTGGCGGTTTAACGGACGGAGAAGATTTTTTGTACGGAACAAAGAAAAAGGAGAAATGATGACGTTTCAAGAGGCATACGAGAAAGCGTTGGAGAGAATACCACGGGACTTCCGCAGGGTGAAGAACTCCGACGACGTCTTCCGGATTGACATCAACGAGGAAGCCCGTATGCAATATGCCCACGACCTGATGCTGTACGACGACGCAGAGATGGAACAGGAAGATTTTTACAACAAAATGAACGAATACGAATAAAAAAGTAATATGGAAATAATCAAACAAGGCAATCTCGCAGTGAAGAGATACAAAATGGTCTGCAACAGATGCGGCTGCGAGGCGATTTACGAAGAGAACGAACTGCACTTCGACCAAAGAGACGGCAATTATGTCGTCTGCCCTTGCTGTGGCTTATATATATGTCACGAAAAACGTAATTTAATCGTATAAGAGATGAAAAAGATACAGAAACAACTGATGTACGGAGACCTTGTATTTGTCAAACCGAGTATGATGCCGATACGCATTGCGGCAATCCACAGAGACGAGGTCGGCTATTATACACCTTTTGGATGCGAACTCGAAATGGTACAGATTGCCCTATTGGTACCGATACCGCTAACCAATGTTTTTTTTGAGAAGAACGGCTTTACAAAAGAAACCGATATTGTTGGAGAGCTTTGGGTGTCGAAAGACAAGCGCATCATTGTCCGTAAGGGTTTCAGCAACATGGATGGCAGAGATTGGGCTATCCATATCGACAACGAGGATATGCAATCCATCGCATCGGGCTGTATTCAGTTTGTCCATCAATTTCAAAATAAGTTAAACGATGCAGAAATCGAAATGGAGGTAATATTATGACAAGAAAAGAATTTATCAAAAAGTATTGTTGGGCACCGACATCAGCCCAAAACTGTCACCAAATCACATGGGATTTATTGGAAGACATCCAAGAAACACTTGAAAACGAAGAAATAACTTACGATGATGCAGCGGGAGCTATTCTTTACGACATCGACAATCTGCTCGAAGTTGTGGACAAAAATTTACCTGATTATAAGTTTTTGTTACAGCTCAAGTATGATTTAGCACCTGAATCATTGACTGAAAACGAGAAAAAGGCGAGAAATGAAAGATAAAGACGAAATAGAATACATCGTGGACCTTGATTCGAGAGAAAAGGACTGCATAGCCCTGAGAGTGAAGGCAACCATCATCTTCGCATACCCCGTCTGTCGAGAAGTATTGGAGTACAACCCCAAAGTCATCACAAAGACAGGACAGGTCGTCAAGAACGTCAAACCCGCCAAGCGTGATGGAGAGAACATCCTTGTGGGAGAAATCGACGGAGAACGCCTTATTTGGGACGAAAACGGCATTTACCAAGGCGACAAGGACAGCGAACTCAATCTTTTCGTGCCTGAACGATACTTCGACAAGCGTTGGCGTGACAAAATCAAGATGAGCAATGGAGAGTGGGCGTTACACCACCAACGCCCACACACGACAGTCGCAATACCCGACCGAAATAACTCAAGACCATGGGGGAAATGAGGCAGGAGGATTGGACTAAGGAAACACTCAAGGCAGAGATAAAGCGGCTGCAACTCATACTCGACAGGATGGAGGAAACCGATATGCTGAACATGCCGCACAAACAACTGGACTTATTTAAAGAGGAGGAATAAACATGACACCATTCAACTGTAACCACAACTGCGAGTTCTGCGTCGCATACACATGCGAAGAGAGAAGCCATAACACAGGCGCATACACGTCTACCAACACCTATTCAATCACAGCGGAGGAAAGCAAGCTGATTGAAAAGGAACTCGAATACAAGGACATAATCGACCATCTGAAAAAAGCGGCAGCTATATTCGGCTCCGACAAAAACATCGGCGACGCCATAAGGGAATTGTCCAAGAAGACAAGATTCACAGATGATGCGTCAGACGCATTCAAAGACCTTGTCAGTTCCGCATTGGAAAAATGAAAACTTAACTTCTTTGTGCATAATTACTCATGGAGTCCCGACAGACTCAGCAGCGATGCTCAGGACGGTCGGGCAAGAAAAAGCGGGGGCTGACGGTTAATTCCGCCAGCCCTTACGCTTACAATAAGATAATTGATTTTATGGAAAAAGAATGCCTCTCCTATTCTTCAGCAGGAACCGTAGTGTTCTTGCTGAACTGAGATTCTATCTCTTTGGTCTTACGAGTTTTTTCGAGTTCCCTCTCCATGAGCTCCTGCTCCTCCTTCTTAATCCTCTCAACCTCATCAGGACGTGAGATAGTGTTCATTTCCACACTTGTCTTCTGTGACAAGATGCCTGCATTCTTCATCGTTGCAAGAGCCTGATTATATTCGGCTTCGCTGTACGGCTGCCAAATGTCGAAGCTCGCATTGATGTTCAGACCTTCCAAGACCTTGATGTCGTCCTCCGGGAAGAGATTCTTGTTGCGGAACTCCATAGCCAAGCCCTGTTTGAACAGGCGCACCATCTTGTCGGCGACATTCTGCCATTCCACAATGCCGTTCTTAGCCGTCTGAATGTCCAAAGACTGCGTCATCTGAACAGCCACGCCCGACGTGTCGGAACTTGTGTGGATGTCCTTCGGCAGGATGAAGGTCGTGCCCGACGCTATCTGAATGCGCTCGAAGATGTTGTCCAAGGTGTCTATCATGTTCTGCAGCGCAGGAGGCTCCAAGAACTTGGCGTCGCCCTTGCCCTCGTATGAGACATCGTTAAGCACTATGTTGCCCGCAATCTTCTGAGCGTTCTTGTCGATGCGGCCTTTGACGTAGAGCATACCCCATCCCCATTTGCGCTGAAGCACTTGGAATATGTTGTACAGTATCTCGTAGCTCTCGTCCAACGACTGCGTGCCCTCCCAAGCCACGTCGGTGCGCTTGGTGATGAGAGGTATCTCCTTGAAGCCGTGACCGTCGTTGAAACGCTCCAAGGTCCAATTGCCCTTCTTGTCTCTAGTCCAACGGTAGAACATCTTGTCGTCCCAACAGTCGATGTATGTCATATCCTCCACCTCGTAGTAGACAGCCTCCAAGAGACGGTCCCCGTTTTGGTCGTTGTGCGAGCAGATGACATAGCCGTCGGCATACGATATGATACGTGAGCGGCATTCGCCACGTCTGTCCATATAGTACAGCAAGCCTGCGTCGCCGTAGGACTTGGCGGTGGCGACCATCTTGACCTTCATGCCGTCTTGGTTCCTGAGGTCCCAATAGTTCTTGAACACGACGAACATCTCCTGCTGCTTGTCCGTCGGCTTCTTGTCCGACAGGGTGAACTTCATCGGGTTTGACGCCATATGGAGCGTCTGCTTCTCCATGATGCTGCGCTGTATCGGCACGGCGGTCTTGATGAAGTTCATCTCCGAGTAGTCGCCGTCCTGGTAATGCGCTGCGATGGCGGGGATGTTGTTGTCAAATAGCACCTTGTGCATGTCGGGGTCTAACTCGGCGATGTAGGTGTCCTGCGATATGACGTGTCTCTTGACACGTGAGAGCTGCGCCCTGACCTTGCCTCCGACATACACGTCGGGCAAATCCAAGTCAAGGGAACTCATCTCAGCCCCTCTCGTGAAGGGCTTTCTCTCAAGCAGACGGTTAGGGTCTGTCAATAAGAATTCTATCTGTTCCTGTGTCGTCATAATTTATTGTTTTTCGATTAAACCATATTCTTCCATTAGTTCTTCTTTTGTTGGCTTGTAGATTTCCCTGCCGCACTCGCATACTGCGTTGAACTTGCGCAGCACCTGAATGACTCTTTCCTGCTGTTCCTCTTGGATGTTGAACTTGTCATTCAGTTTTACACGGATGTCCGCCATAATCTTCAAGCCGTCCTTGGCTTCTATCAGATTCGCATCCAAAGCCTCCTGTGTCTTTTTGAGCAAAGCCGCCATCTCACGCTTGTTCTCTTCCCAAGAGAGCTCGCTGTCGGACAATTCCTGCGCCTTGATATGTCCTTGTAGTTTGAGATAATCCTCAATCTCCTTTCGTTCGGGTGCCGAGACATAGGACTCGAACCCCTCGTTTCCGAACAGGCATTGATATGCCGTCACATCGTTCTCGAACATTTTGCGCAACAATGCGAAGGCTATGTCACGGACACGTATCTGCTTGCCCTGTTTCTTGAAATATTCAATCGCATCTTTTAATTCGTCGTTTGTCATTTTAATATCCTCCATAACAGACGCCGAAAGTGGCGTCGTTGTAAATGTTCACTCTATTACCGTTATTAAGGTCGTCCTCATACTCCGCCGCACGGACACGCCCCGTCTCCAACTCGAAACCGTCGGCTATCTCCAACAAAGGCATCATACGCATGGCGCAAATGTCCATCAAGTCCATCGAACGCCCGTGACCGAGATTTTTATTCATTTCTTTTTTTGTCATCAGACGTTTCTTGCCGTTCGGAGCGTCAACATACTGTATGACTTTGGCTTCCTCGATAAACTCCTCCTGTACCGTAATGTTATTCTTCAAGTTCTGATGCACGTAAGTCCTTTTGCCAATTGACTCATCGCAGGAGATGAAGCGGTTTTTGATGAGAAATATCAACTTACCATAGCAGCAGTCCTTGAGACGCATATATTCAGGCGCATGACCGCCCATAGGAGCCCTGTAGGACTCGAACGGTATCGCCTCGGGTATCCAATCGTTGATATAAATGCCCGCCCTTATAGCGTCGAAAATGAGGTGACTGAACGGTATGCCGTTTCTGATACAGAAAGCCTTTGCATGGTCGGCGTTCTCTTTCGGTGTGGAGTGTGTCAGAATCTCCAAATCGAAGATATGCAGCCCGTTCCATGCGGCAAGCAGCACATTGTCGGTGCCTGTGTCAGCCAAGTCCATGGTAGCCCACAGGTCGCCATTCTTTTGGTCTTCATTGGTAAAGACGCCCGCCGCCTCCGTATACGTCACAAGCAAGTCTTTGTCGTCGTCCTCATCGGCATTCCAATTGCCCTCTATATAGTTTAAGGCATTGGCACCGCCCGCCATAGCAACTGAGCCTATATAGTTGGTGTTTCTCTCGAGGTTTTCGGTGTTTTCCGCCATTCTGCCCTGATAATAGGTGAATGACTTGATGAGCGTCTTCCAAGCATCCTTGGGCGGTGTGACATCACCGTATGCACCCTTTACGAGCCTGTCTATAAGTCCCTTGCATTGGGCGTAGACCTCTTCTTTTGTGGAACCCCACACGATGTCATCAACAGTGGTGCCGTTGACAAACAGATAGCGTACTCGCCCCTCCCTTTCCTTGATGACCAATCCGTCCTCGCCGATGTACCAATCGACCATCTTGCGTAGCCAATGCTTGCGCTTCGGATTGGTGGTTATAAGCAACTGCGGGTCTTTGCCTGTTTTACCACGGTTACGGGTGGCAATGGTAACGAACGTCTCCCATGTAAATCCCGTTCCCTCATCGAATAGGACTACGTCTTTTTGACCTCCCTTGAAACGCTGTTCGACCTTTGCTCTCGTTTGGTCGGCAACGTGAGTGACCTCAACCACGGCTCCTGTCGGTATGTATTCCACACGTGGATTGTCGGATTTGATGATACGGACAGACTTGCCGAACACTTCCTCGGCGGTATCAAGAAGTCCGCCGCCTTGTTTGAAGTCATCAATATTATTACGCAAAAATAGACCACGGAAATTGGGGTCAAGCATACGCTCCGCAACGGCAAGCCAAGCGCCGAACGATTTGCCTGTAGACAATGAACCGCCCGCCACACAAATGTCAACACCCGTGCGTGCCAACTTCTCTTGGAAGCCCTTATGCGGAGAAATTATCTTGACTACAGACATATATCTTTATTTTTCTAACGGAGTATAACTCCAAATATAGCCTTTATATACGTTCGGATAAGGATGATTGTACTTGTTTCTGCAACATAGCCCCACAGGAGTAGCAAAAAATCCTCCCGCAATACACGACTTGACGCTGTCCCATGTCCTCACCAACTTCCCATCCAAGGTGTATTGGTAAACCTTGCGAGATATGGCGGCAGCAATCTTTTGCTTGTGCGTCCCGTGATTGTTGTTCTGAGTGCACGTTACCAATTCAAGGTTCTCCAATCTATTGTCACTCTTAATCTCGTTGATATGGTTCACCTCCATTCTCTCGTTTCCTTTCTGTGTCACAACAAACTTGGGTATCTCGCCATGAAAAGCCTCGTATTCAATCCTGTGAACCATATAATGTCTCCCTTCGTTATGCTTGTTCAGCCCGACAAAAACATAACCATTATCCGTCATCATTAGGGACAGCAATCTCTCCTTCCCCGTCCTGAGATAACTCAGACTCTTGACTCGCCCCATGTTACTCACTTCATATAAACCTTCGTATCCTTTCACGGGCTTCCATACCTCTCCTTTTAAGTTTTTTACCATTTTCTTGCGTTTTTAATTGTTAATGCCCTGCGTTTTCGTTTCGGGCAAGTGACAAGGGCTTAAAACGCAAGATAAAAGCCCCTGCCACATCTTCCCATAGGATTCCGTCCGCAAAAATACAACTTTTTTACTTACATCTTACAAAAAATATCAACAAGTATCACGCCTATGCGCAAAAACAACATTTTTTATGGTATAATAGTCTATATACTAGTATATAGACGTTATTATATCCATAAATTTACGGAAAACGCAAAAAAATATTCCCACGTATCATTTTATTCCCTATCTTTGCACCATCCAACGGGATGACCGCCTTTCAGTCGGCGGCAAAAAAAGGACGGCGCGGATTCCACTCAAAAATCTGCTTATTCTACTACCTTCTTCAACTCGGAAAACACCGCACCGCCCACTTCTGACCTAAACTTTTTTATGTTTGAACTTTACAATCGAGAGAGCCGCCCCTCCCAAGGACGGCTCTCTCTTTGCCCTTTAAAGCCCTTTTTCAGCCGTTTTTAGACACTTTCGGGTGTTGGATGGTATAATCACTCGTCTAATGAAACAAAAAGGCTTAGATGGGCTCAAAAATCGTCTTGTAACAAAAGAGCTGAC